ACGGGCTTTTTTCATACATACCCTCCCTTGCGGGCCTGCGGGCCCGTTTTTTATTGGAGAAACGAGGTGGTTATCGAATTATGCACATTGTATTATTCCTAATCGGGATAGGGCTCGGATTGATTGTGGGGTTCTGCGCGGGTCTGATTGCCAAAGAGCCCGCAAAAAAAGAAAGGGCGCGTAAATGGAAAAAAGGCAACTGGTGACAATTGGGATTACCAACTACAATTACGGGCGGTATCTCAAACAATGTCTAGATTCGATGCTTGGGCAGACGTATCCGGACATTGAGATCATCGTAGACGATGACGCATCAACAGACGAATCAGTCGCCGTGATTACGAGCTATGGGAACCAAATCAAGTCGATCATCCATGAGGACAACAGCGGAGGTGCGAGGCGAGGATTCCTCGAATTGCTCAAACGCGCAAACGGGGAATACTATATGCACTACGACGCCGACGACTGGCTTGAACCGGATGCGATAGAGTTGATGATGGCTGAGTTTCAAAGCGACTCGTCACTCGACTTCGTATACAGCGGATCAACTGTGCACTTTGAAGATGGGCGACCTACTGAAGAGTGGGGTGCGAGGTATGTTCCACCGACCGTCGCAATCGCTCAGATGTACCATAACGGCGGCAGTGCGGTTATAACAACCAAGGGTTTATACCGTACCAAATTCATTCGGAAGTGCGGACACGTATCGTATCTGGGAAGCGAGGTGGATACACTATCATTGCTTAATAATCTACGCAACGGAATGTGTTATCGATGTATTGAGAGAAACCTTAGGCACTACCGCGTACACGGCGGAAGCGACTCGCACAACGTCGAGATGTATATTCGATCGATCAACGCAATTCTCAACTACATCGTGGATCACTTCGACGTGCGAGAATACCTGCCAGAAATACAATGGGATAAACAGGAGAACGATAACGCAAAAGTCAAAGCGCTGATGGTCGCAAATCATTTTCATCGTTACGGTGAGTATTACGCCGACGGCAACTATCCGCAGTATCTTAAAAACAACACAAGACAAGAAGAGATGGCGCGGTTCGCGGAACCGCTTTTCTTATCTGCAAAACGATACTATCAAAAATACAACGAGGAGTGATTTTTAATGGAAGAAACGAGCGGGAACGTCATCAACGGTACTGCTGTGGAAGCAACAAATGAGAGTGCGCAAGGCGAATCGCGATACACACAATCCGATCTCGACAAAGCGATTGCCAAGGCAATTGAAACGCGCGAAAAGAACCTGAAAGCGCAATGGGAGAAAGAGCAGGAAGACAAAACAAAAAAAGCCAGACTCGAAACTGAGAAAGCAAAACTGGAAGCCGAGAAAAAATTCGAGGAACTTTACAAGATGCAGATTGAGCAAGTCGAATCTCAGAAGAAGGAACTCGAAGCAGAGCGGATTCAACTACGCGTGAGTGCGAAACTTGCCGAACACAAAGTGCCATCAACATTCGCAGATTATATCCTGCCTATCTCAGAAACACCGGATCAAGCAGAAGACAACGTCAAGACATTCAAGAAATTACTGGACACTTACGTGGACGAAAAGATCAAAGAAATACAAGGCGCGGGGATCAGCGTAAAGGGGGTCAAGTCGCCAACAAACTCAACCAGCGAATCACTTGGCAAGCGGCTGGCTCGGCTGGAACCCAAGGAACCTGATTCCACGATTTACTTCAAAGAACCTTAAACAAAGGAGATGACAAGATGTCAAAATTCTTAGAAACGACTTATACAAGTCAGAAAGAGATACTCAAATACGACCATTACGTTGCGCACGCCGTAACGGTCAGCACGGCAGGCGTAAGTGCCGACAGCGACAGCGGCAAATATATCGTACCCGCCGGGACGGTTGTTGGAGGTACGAGCAAATCCGCGTTGCTGAATCCGAGCGAACGCGTGGTCGTGAAGAACACGCCGTCGGTAGCCGCATCCATAACCTTCGGGACGAACGCGAACGGTGCGGTAACATTCACCGCAGTCACCCCGGGGACAACCGGCAACGCAATTAAAGTAGCTTTCTTGGATCCAGGCACGGCGAGCGCTGCTTTAAGCGTTGATATTGCGGCAGATACGATCAACGTATACCTTGCCACGAACACCACGTCCGCGCTTACGACAACCGCCGCTCAGGTGGTAGCCGCCGTGAACGCGCATCTTGCGGCAAGAACGATTGTGACTGCCGCCAAATCCGGAACAGGTGCGACGGTTGTGGCTGCGAAAACCGCGACAGCTTTGGCAGGTGGAACGGACGGGAACGCGAGTGACGCGGAAGGAATCTTACTCTGGGACGTAGACGTAACAAACGGGGATGCAGCCGGGACAATGGTGGTACACGGCTTTATCAATCGGGCAAACTTACCAACCGTGGTATGTTCGGAAGCGCAAGCTGTTCTGAAGAACATCACGTTCGTATCATAAGGCAGGTGTGAGATATGGCTAATAACTTATTCGATTTAATTACCGCAAAAGAGATCGCAACTTACTGGGACGAAACCGGAAGCAACAAGCTACCTTATCTCGGCGAATCGCTTTTCCCATTCAAAAAGCAGATTGGAATCGATTTGTCTTGGTTCCGCGGTTCCAAAGGATTGCCGGTTATGCTCAAGACTTCGAGCTTTGACGCAAAGGTTCCGTTCCGGGACAGAATCGGAATTAAAAAGATTGAAACCGAACTCCCGTTCTTCCGAGAAGGAATGTATATCAAGGAAAAAGACCGACAAGAGTTGCAACGCGTACTCGCGACGGGGAATCAGGCACTTATTGATATCACGCTCGGGAACATTTTTAAAGACGAAGTTGAACTGATCGCCGGGGCAAAAGTCGCGCGCGAACGGATGATAATGCAACTTCTACAAACGTTCAAGATATCGATTACAGATGGGCACACTCCGCTCGATTACGACTACAACGGCGACTCGGATCATCAAGACACGTTGATTACTACTAAAAGATGGTCACAGACGGCTACTGCTGACCCCGTAGGGGATATTCGCGGTTGGCAAGACACAATTGAAGATGATACCGGCGTTCGGCCGACACGGGCGATCTGCTCCCGAAAGACGTTCAACTACATCGGTAAGACGGCTTCTGTTATTGCGGCTTTCAACACGACTGACCGGCTCGTAAACGAGAAAAACGTGCGAGCGTATTTGTATGAAGAACTCGGCATCACGATCGCCATTTACAACAAGAAGTATTCACTAAACGGAACCGCGACGGCTTATTTTGCGGACGAGATATTCACGCTGTTACCACCTACACCGCTCGGAAACGTTTACTTTGGAACAACCCCGGAAGAAGCCGATCTTCAAAACACGCCGGGCGCGAGTGTATCCATTGTGGACACCGGCGTGGCCGTCACAACTCTCAAAAAAGCCGACATCCCTGTTAACGTTGAAACCGTTGTATCTCAGCTCTGTCTGCCCTCATTTGAGCTAATTGATCAAGTCTTTATCGCAACGGTACATAGCGAGTAATAGTGAGGGGCGTAAAGCCTCCTGTGAGGTGAGAAATGGCAACCAAAAGCAAACCAAAAATTATACCAACATCAGAAGCCAAAAGCATATCCGTGCCGACGCCCGAGCCGGAACTGATACCAGTATACAAGCCGCAACTTCAACCCAAACCCGAGCCGGAATTTTATACGGTGATCATCACAAAAACTTGCCGCGACAGCATAATGCGTTATCACAAAGGCAAGCGTTATCAGGTAACGTCGGAACTACGGGGAGCAATGCTCAAGGCAGGTGTCGCCCGTGACGAACTTAGCGCTTCTTAAGACCGTGTTCCTTGACTCTGACAACGCAATATTCACAGATGATGAATACAACGCGTTCTTGACACTCGAAGGGCTTACACCAACGGGCGAGGCAACCGAAGACATTACTAACATAATGCTTGCGAAAGCGGCATTACTCGAAGCGATTGCTGGGAATCCCGAGAAGTACAAGAAGTACAGTCAAGGAAGCGTGGACGAGGATTACGACAAGCGGTATCTCTTCGAGATGGCGCAATCAATCCGAAGGCGTTATCAGGAGTTATCATGACCGGCACGTTGAAACACTCCGAATTAGTCATGGATACTTCCGGAAACCCCGTTTCTATCCAATCCTCACGGCCGATAACGTTCAACGAGCAAGACTTCCAGCCAACGCGCGGCAATCATCTTCAGATAGACGAGACGGGCGGGTACAAGTACGATCACCGAAAACTGTACTATCGCGGAGATGTGGATGTTGTTGTCGGAGATCAAATCGCGATATTGGATACCACGTACACCGTCGTGGCTGTGCTGCCATTCGAAGTACACAAGGAGATCGTACTCAATGCCTGCAAATAGTACAGGGTCTTGGAACCGCACGCCTAAACAGTTGGCGGACGCATTGAGAGCAAAGCTCGCCAAGAGTGATGACGCGATCGTGTTAACGCTCCATCGGATCGGGCAAGAGGCGGTGAACTGGGCGCGGGACAACGGGAGTTACACTGACAGAACCGCAAACCTTCGTAACAGCATCGGATACGCAATATACAAAAATCGAAAACTTCTTGACTGGATACACGACGATGGCGGACATTCCGAATCGCGCGGTAACGCATTAACGGCAAAATCGATTTTTGAGCAAGCAGTACCGGATAACGGGTACGCGTGCGTTGTTTTCGCCGGGATGGAGTACGGAATATACGTCGAGGCCAAGGGATACACGGTATTATCCGGATCGGTTCAAGCATCCCCGGTGATGAAGTTGTTGGATCAGGCGTTGAAAAAGGCGGTCAAATGATGTTGCACGATGAGATACTGACGGCAATCTATAAGAAGTTACAACCGACCGGTATAGCGACTTATAAGCATTACCACACAGCAACCGGCGAACGGTTTGTGTTGCTTCTCAAGGGAAATTTTTTAGAAACGCTCCAAACCGCGCAGCTCTGGATAATGATGTACACGCCGAACTACACCGGAATAACGCCGAATATCGCACGGCTTGGAGCTTTGAAGGCAATAGTTACGGGCGCTCTATCTGATACGGAATACACCGCCGCGGGCGCCCCGATTTACTTGGAATTGTACAACATCGAAGGGATCGTGACGGATCAAGCGAACACGAATGAATCTTTTCAAATTATGAGATACAAAATAACAACAAAGGAGTGAGAATATGGCAGACTTTGCATTTAACATCGAAAGCGTAAACATTGCGGCGGCTTCTTCGCTGACGACTTTGGCAACATGGCCGACCGGAGCGTTGACCGTAGACCTTGGGAAGACACGCGGTGGGGGAAGCATTCGGCAGGAAGTTGAAGAGTTTATCGTTGAATCAGACCAGAGCGCTGACCCTGAATATGTTGGTATCAAAAAAGCGCCGAAAACATTGACGCTGAACTTGCTCGACCTGAAAGCGGCCAACCTTGCGATTGCGTTCGCGGGAACCGTAGGAACAGGCGCGTTGGCGAACACGGTAACCATTCCTAACCTTCCGGACGGAATAGAGCGGGCTGTTAAGATTGTTACCGTGGCGATTGGAAGTACCGGCAAAAAACTCGAGATAATTATCCCTCGCTGTAAGTTCAAAGGAAATTCGGAACTGTCGCTCAACCGCGACGACGCCTCTACATTGCCGCTTGAAGGCAAGGTGCTCGCTCCAAATTCCGGTGCGCCGATGCAAATGAAGTGGTTGTCCTCTTAATAACAGAATAACGTTCAACAAGAGCCCCGCAATAATATGCGGGGCATTTTTTCTAAAAGGAGGGTAAAAAAGTATGGTTACTACACCCAAAAAGACCAAAAAAAGCGAGTTGCAAGCAATTGGGAATATACCCGCTGAGATAAAGATCGGATCCAAAAAGTATCCGATCAAATCACCTTCCATTGGCGTATCGTCGCTCGTAGCGCAAAGGTTGAAGGTGATATTCGATGAACTCGACTTTCATCCGGAGAAGTACGACAAGGAATCGGTAACGCTCCAAAAGATTGTGGGGGACTTGATACAAGGCATCTACACCTCGATTATGAACCGAAAGAATGACACGCTTTTTGACGCGGCAACCGAAGTTATTGCACTTATCATCAACAACAAACCACTTGACGCAAGAGACATTGCAATCACGGCGGAAGAGGTTAAGTGGGGACTTGAGTTATCCGAGTTTACTGGGTTACTTTGGAAGATACTCGAAATGAGTGATCTATCAAATTTTTTGATGCTTCTCCTTCGGGTGGGGCAGAACCTCGACCTCGAAGGAGCGCTCTCCGGTACACGCGAATGATCTACTCCGTTGCAAGCGGAATGGGATGGACAATAGACTACATCGTTTGGGGATTAAGTGCCAAACAATTGATCCTGCTCAGTGAAGCAGCCAAAGAGATATACGAGAAAGATTCGGATAAAAAAACCGGCACTATCCGACTTGAAGATTTGGACGAGAAAGAACAAGAGAAAGAAATTGAGAAGCTCTTCGGAATTTCGATAGGCGGTGAGAAGCGTGGGAGTTGAGATTGATAGGCTATTTTACACGATAGGAATCAACAGCGAAGGATTCAACCAAGCGGCCAATAACGCAGAGGCACGCTTCGGACAACTTATGAACACCGTGGCTGGATTGGCAGGGACACTCGCCGCCGGGTTTGGGTTTACAAACGCGCTTAAAGATATAGCAAAGACGGCGAATGAGTTTGACCATGCAATGCGAGGCGTATGGAGCATTACCGGACTTACCGAGAAGGAGTTTAAGAATCTCAAAAACGAAGTTCTTTCGCTGTCAACACAAATACCCTATACAGGCAAAGAGATCGCGGGCGCGTTGTATGAGGCTTATTCCGCAGGAGTTAAGACATCCGAAGGGTTGAATTTTCTCCAAGTGGCTGCTCGTGGTGCTATTGCCGGGGCAACGGATCTTAAAACCGCCGTCGATGGTTTGACAACTGTTCAAAATGCTTGGGGCATTTCTACCGAAGACTTAACGCAAAAACTGGACATCATATTCTACGCAATTGAGCAAGGGAAAATGACGTTTGAAGAGTTCAGCGGGTTTATCGGAATGGTTGCACCGACGGCTGCCATTGCCGGGGTATCGCTCGAAGAGGTTAGCGCGGCGATCATTACGCTTACAAAACGCGGGATACACGCCAGAAACGCGATGACATACATCAACGCGGCGCTTACACAAATCATATCGCCATCTGCCGAAGCACAGGTAACAGCTCAACGCCTTGGAGTTGAGTTTTCACTTGCCGGGCTACAAGCTAAAGGATTCGCCGGGTTTATCGATGACCTCACCAAAAAAACAAAAGGCAACGTTCAAGAGTTATCTGGCTTATTTACAAGCATAGAAGCTCAAAAGGGTATCTTCTCGCTTGCTGGAACGGGTTTGAATGAGTTTATAACCAATTCCGATTTAATGACCGGCAAGATCGACGCGATCGTCGGGAAGTTACAGCAGAACGTTGAGAACACGTTTATCCAGCGCGCATCAAACGAGCTCAAACAACTATCCGGTAAGAAGGTGAACATTACCGTTGATGCCATCGCGGGGTCAACCGCCGGGATTACGGATACCGCCGGGACGATCACGGCTAATTTGAACGAACTGGCCGAACAAGCCGGGGCGAAGGCACCGCAGCTCGAAAAGTTATACGACGATTTGGTTGCCATCGCGACACAGTTGGGGTTGCACCCGGAGGAACTGACGGAAGCGGTAAAGACCATCTCCGGCGCGGCTTCGCAAACACTGATCCCCGCTCTTACCCTCGCTCGCACGCTAAAGAGCGTGGCCAATAGTGCGGGCGTATCGATGCAGCAAGTGATTGACGCCATT